TAGATGTCTCCGCCGGACTGAATGATTAACCATCCCTCTGAGTTTGTATAATAAGTTACTTTAGGAAGAAACTTGTATCGATACTGATTTAGCCACTCATTCCTACCCGGCGTACGTTCTAAGGCAAGACCCACAGCTTTTTTCTCTACATCCTTGCGCCGTCCGCGCTTGGGGCGCATCGTAACTTCGCGCACTAATGCATACATCTGCTCCGGAAGAGGTCGGCTGTTAAGGTTAATAGCCGAAATGTGATCCTCGACCTCTTCGAAAGCTTCCTCCGACTGCGGATCACACACAGTGTCCCCCAGGAATAAGTCCGGTTTTAATTCAGCGTCCAGATCGAGTGTCCTGAATTGATCCTGCCGCATCTTGGCATTGAAATGCCCATCACGAAGTTTCAAGTATTCGTTGAGCATCCACCGATATGCAACTGCCGGTGCTTCCGGAATAGACCCTGCCGCCTCACGCTCATAGATGAAGCAAATGAGATGCTGCGCCAGGTCAGCAGGCTCCAAATACGTAGCATTGGTCCACCGTAGAACACTCGGCGTATAGGCAATTTTGAATGCCAGCCTCTTCAGATGTTCTATACTAATATCCACATCCGCACACTCCTGGTGTGACCACAGCGAGGCCGCACAACCTGCTGTCGAATTAGTCCACCGGCTGCACTGTGCGGTACTTAGTCGCCGGCGACTACGGATTGTGATCTAGGCTACGGCAGGTAGTATGGCACCAGCGCCCGCGAGGGTCAATTCGGGTGCAACTTCCCAGAGCGCTTCAACCTTGTCGCCGCGTCGTTCCGGAACTGGATACTTGCTGATGTGCAACTCAGATGCAACGAACGTATACCCGGCAGTTGGCCGGCGCAAAGATGGGCGCTGAGTCACAAAACCGAGCCATGCGTCGTTATTTCCAGAGCTGTCAGCCCAAATCTGACCCTTGCTAGACGTTGCACCCTCCAGGGCACTGTCATATACGGCCTTGGCAACGATGATATTCTCGATGTCGAACAAGCTGGCTACGAGTTCCACCGTCAATACGCCTCGCTGCACATACTTGACGCGATCTAACAAATCAGGATGCTTCTTGAGTGCCGTCCAAATTGTATTGTTCATCACAAGGACGTTCGGTTCCATGCCAACCAGATTCAAAACGGCGTCTTTATTGTCTTCTACATCACTAATAGGATCACTAGCATCAGATGTCCACGCGCCGTTGTTAAGCGTAGCTGTGGTAGTCCAGCTTCCGTCCAGGACTGCGCTAGCAATAGCCCGCTCTACACCAAGCAAGACTTTGTTTGTCACGAAATCTACTGCATCGGCATCCGGATCCACAGCGGGGTCGGCATTTCTCCTGGTCCTATCCGTCACGAACTGACCCATAGCATACTCTTTAGCAGCGTAGGTTGCTGTGGTCAGTCCGTAATCTGCCGTAGGTACAACCGCGCCGTCTGACAAGGCTTTCGCCTCATCCCGGAACCAGTCATCATCGAAAATATAGTAGGCATCGTTACTCTTTCCCGTGAAGACGAGGGGAAAAACTTTAGTGCCAACAAATGCTGTTTCCAGGTTCCGCTGAGCGATAGAAATATTGGTCAGAGGAACATCAATACTGTGTACTTCTCTAAACGTTGGTCCAGCCATTTTTTATGTCAACTCCTCAACCTAAACATTATTCGCTAGCGGTCCAAGAATCCAGACCTTGATGAACGCCGAACCACTTGCGACGGCTTCGAATGCAATAGCAAACGGAGAGCCTGTCACAGTTGGCGCGTGTGGTTCCAATTTATGCGAGCTAGCCGGCATAGGTGCCAAATACTCACCCACAGAGATCGCTGAATTACTCGTATCTACCCACGCCTTTGACACTCCCAGGCCCCGGACCATACCCATTTGGCTTGCCGAGAGACTGTCACCATTTTGCAAAATGCCAATGGGACCCCCCGCAGACCCACATGTTCCGGTCGGAACCTTAAATTCGTCAGCAATACCCAGGGCAACTACCTGGTAGGGGCTGCCAGCAGTGTTCGCCTTCAGACTGAAATCAAATCCAATATCCTCATAGGACGCCATATTATGTCAACTCCTCGTCAAACAGCTCTGGCTGTTCCAGCCACACTTGCTTGCGTGCCTCGAGTACCGCCAGGTTTGGATCCATGCCAGTGGCAACAAGCGTATCCTGCTTGGCCTTTAGTACGACCACCAGATTAGCGTCATCACCTGCACCAGCAGCACCGATCTCTTTTGTCAACAGATCATTTTCCTCGGCTCGATTCTTGAGCGCCTTGATCACATCGCCGAAATATTCCACCAAGTCGGCAACTGCGCTTCCCTGCTCATCAGTCTCATACCTGGCTTTTTGAATGGCCTTGACATATTTCTCAGGCTCTACGCCAAGCTCTTTTGCCACAGCGGTTAAATGTTGGGCCTCGGCCTGGCGTTCTACTTTAACCAAAGCCTCGGTTTTCTCGTCGAGCTGCTTTTCTAGCACGTCTGTCTTCTCTGCCACAGCAGCTTCGAACATCGTCTTGAACTCTTCACTTTTCAGCAAAGTGTCCAGATCAAACTCATCCATGCTTTTTTTCTCCTCTCGATATGCTCCGATTTTGAACTTCTTCAGCGCGGCCTGGATTCGCGCCTCAACTTTGCGCCTACTCGTCGCATTGTAAACATCTCCAAACTGAGCGAACCGCGCTGGCGCATTCCGCAGTTTACCCATCTGATTGTCGTTTAGTCGGTCATGACCGGCGAACGTTGGGAATTTGTAATTCGTCGGATCCGCATAATCTGCATCTGTTGTTGCCCCCGCAGCCTTGGCATCCGCTGGCATTGTTAAATTACCAGCTTCCAATATTTGTATGCCATACCGTTTTGCCCGCGCCTTTTGAGCATTATGTAAATCTTCTCGCGTCTGCTTATCCACATAATCAAGGCTCTTAAAGATTGCCTGTTCACTTGCAGGCACAGCCGGAGTGAGACCAAACAAAATTGCCAGTTTTGTGATTTCCAGGTCGTCAAGCAGGAATACGCCGGCCTCGTCCCTCGATACTGTTCCCACGATACTCCTCCTTCGCTTGCTTGTACAGATCCGCACACAACCAGACTGTAGTTACCCATGCTCCGGCAGGTGCTTCAAATCCATCGAGTTTTATGTCAACTGGAGCCTGATAATTCTCTACCACAAAGCCGCTTGTTTTCTCGATGTCTGTTTTATGATTTATAGAAAGCTGCATACCATGCTTTGCGAAAGAAACAATACCCTTAAGTATTTCTCGTGGTTCTACAATATCGCCCTGTAGGTCTGGGATGAACGGCGTCAGATTGATACGTGTTACAAGTTGTAAAGCATCGTCGAACTTTACAATTGGCTCGGATGACGCTTTTCTAATCAGGTCCATATCCAAAGACTTTTTCTGCCGGCGTGCCATGTCGTTAGCGATGGCGGCTGCCTGAGCCGGCTTCATGCCTTCGTGTGTTATAAGAAATTTGATCTTCCATGTAATCCAGTCTGCCGTGAAGTGGGGTGTCGGTTCTGGTCCTAATTCTGCCAATATGAGCCTCCAAACAAAAAGCCAATCGCAATACGACGCATCTTCCTAGCGTCGGCGATTGGCAATTGATCGCAGTTTTCCGCCAAATATGACATTGAAAAAGCCCCCGCCGTCCGAAGACAGCGAGGGCTTCAATCTCGCAATTAAGCCACTTAATTCTACCACAAATTGTTTGATATGTCAACAGAAAAATAGCCTTATTCAAATCTATTCATTTGAATAAAGTTGACTCAAACAGATTCTGGGACACCCAGGATTCCCCGCGTAAATCTCTCGACAATATCGTCGGGAGAGATTGCGCCGACCGAGATCAGCTTGTTAAGGAAGTTTGCCACTGTGTCGAGAGATGGAGCAGAAATAGTGGATACTTCTATCTGTGGCATTTCAGTAAATTGCATGGTTGAGAACTTATATAGTTTAGGAAGAGCATAGCGATTGATGGTCTCTGCTATTACTCCCTGTGCATACCCTTGAAGGGCAGTATTCCACAGGTCGCGGTGGACATCCACCATAGCAAAAGATCCCACGCTTTGGAGTCCCTGTAGGATGAATTGGCCTAAAACCGTCACTGCTGTCTCTGCCTGATAGCGTTCGATGATCTTGGATGTATCAAAAGCCTTGTCTCCCGGTGATCCCATCAACTCAACAAGTACGCCCTGACCTTCTGTATTCATTTTGGCCGCAGGAATAATTAAATAACTCAATTCATTGTTATAATACTTTCCTAAAAGATCATCGAGATCTTCGAATATTTTCTTACGGTCCGGCGTCTGCCCAACATAGGCAGTGGGCAAGCCTATCATAGAATGTTGAATACCGACCGCCTCACTTCTGGCGATCCACTTGCGATAGTGCCAACTTCGATACATCGGGCGCAAAATTGATCTTCCTTCTGGGTTGTTGTGCATACCTAAACTCGTCCTGAACAGTAAGAGCTTTCTTATTGGAATCTGCTGTGGTCGGAAGCTTGGATATGTTTGCTGCACAATGCCCGCCAGTCCGCCCTCATCGTCAAACAGCCATTCTCCGCCAGGAGCCAATGTATCCAATGGTCGCGGTGCCCACTTGCGCCAGGCGAATTGCCTGTCGCTATACTGTGATGGAGGAGATCCATCCTGTCCATTCCGTACCTTCCATACGATC